CGTTTATGGCGACGGCACCCTGCCGAACCAGATCAATGGTTTGCAGGCACTCGTGGCCGACGCCGGCACAGGTACGGTTGGTGGTATCGACTCGTCGACCTGGACTTTCTGGAAGAACAAAGTCCAATCCGCGGCTTCGCCTCTCCAAGGCGGTGCTGGTATCACCCCGTCCTCATCCACCATTGAGAGCCTCATGCTCCCGCTGTGGTTGGCCCAGGTTCGCGGCGACGACCAACCCGACTTGATCGTCATGTCCAATGACTACTTCACGTTCTTCGAGCAGTCGCAAACCTCCATCAAGCGTTACACCGACGAGACCAAGGCCAACGCCGGCTTCGTCAGCCTGAAGTATAAGGGCGCAGATGTGATCTTCGATGGTGGCTCCGGCATCCCGACGGCGCATGCCTACTTCCTGAACACCGACTATCTGGAACTGGTCGTGCACAAGGACGCGGATATGACCGTGATGGACGAGATGAAGCCCTACAACCAAGACGCGGCCGTTGTGCCTGTCCTGTGGATGGGTAACCTGGTCTGCTCGAACCGCGCCCTGCAAGGTGTGATGAAGGCGTAAGGAAATATCCGGGGATTACACCGTAGTAATACCCCTGGTATTACCAATTCAATTCTTTTCAAGGAGATTCAAATGCCCTATTTTCAACTTGATGGTGTTGGTGCAGCCTTCACCGCCACTCACACCGCCGCGCAGTTCAAGAAAGGTACTAAGTTCAACGGCAACGACAACACCGTTGTCCTGTACGTTCAGAACGGTTCGGCGGCAATGTCCGCTGGTATGGTTGGCGCAGTTGACACCGCCCTGACCCTGCACCCCGTCACGACCGCCCTGGCCGTTGAAGGTGCGCCGATCGGTGTGGTGCAAAACGCTTTCCCGAGCGCCAACTACGGTTTCGTCTTCCTCGAAGGCGTGAACCTGGATGTTCGCCTTGGCGCGACGGCCGGTGTTACCGATGTGCAGTTGTGTATCGGCGCTACGGCTGGCGAACTGGTTGCCCAGAACACGGCGGCTTCCCTCACCGTGCTCGAAGGCATTCGTGCGACTGACGTCCCGACGGCTGCTGGCGGCAATGGCAAGGCGAACCTCAGCTGCACCATCCACCTTGCATAACCAATAAACACCGTTCCACCTCCCACGGTGTTGGCTGGGGCTTCGGCCCTGGCCTTTTTTGGGAGGACTTAACGTGGGAGTTAGGACTATGGTACAAATCGCAGAAGACCGTCCCCCGTATGTGACCTTTGAAGTCCGTGCGGAAGAGGATCGGCAAGCGTCGATTGAAGCCGGCCATTTCGTGGCCAAGGATGTCGACTACGCACTGATTACCCCGATGGGGTCGAAGGATCGGATCGAGCGTCCGGCGACGGAGTGGTTTGCCAAGCTCGACCAAGACACCGCCGAAGGCCGCTTTCCGCGTCAATGGCTGGAAGGGTTCAAGGCCGGTTACAAGGCTTGGAAGGAAGGCCGGGAAGCTCCGGTTGATGGCACCCCGATTGAGAACTGGCCTGTGGCTAGTCCCGCGCAGATCAAAACCCTCCAATCCCTACACGTTCGCTCTGTCGAAGACATGGCAAACGCCAATGAGGAAGTCCTTGGCCGCATTGGCATGGGCGGGCGGGCGTTGAAGCAAAAAGCCATTGATTGGCTTGCCTCGTCCAAGGACGCCGGTAAGGTCAGCGAGGAACTCGGCCGCCTTCGTTCGGAGAACGACAACCTCAAGGCCCGCAATGACAGCCTCGAAGCCCAGCTCAAGCAACTCTCGGCCAAGGTTGATGCCCTAGGCGAACCGAAAAGCCGCAAACTCTAAGGAACCCTCTCCATGACTCTCCTTCAGATCATTCAGGAATTTTGCCGTCGGACAGGCTTGTCTGTCCCGACCATTATCGTTGCTTCCCGAGACGATCAGTTGGTGCAGTTGTGGGGGCTGGCGAATGAGGTTGTAGAAGATCTCGTTCGCCGGCATTCCTGGACAGAGTTGCAGCGGGAGGCGGTTTTCACCAGTGTTGCTGGAGGGGATCAGGGGGCCATCGCAACTCTTGCAGACGTTGGGTTTCTCAAAGTCCTCAACGAAACCATCTACGACCGGACTCGCCGTCTCCCAGTTTTCGGTCCCCGTACACCGCAAGAGTGGCAGGCAATCAAAGCCCTCCCCATGTCTGGGCCGTTTTACCAATACCGTTTTCGTCAGGGTCACCTGCTAATCACCCCGGACATGCCCGTAGGCCACACAATGGCTTTCGAGTATGCGTCGGAAGCAGCCATTCTCGCCGCCGATGGTACGACTTATAAAACCGCTTTCAGCGCCGACGACGACACACTGGTCTTGAACAAAACTCTGCTCCTCCTTGGCCTTCGCTGGCGGTGGAAAGAGGAAAAGGGCTTGCCCTATCTCGAGAGTTTCCGGGCGTATGAAGCAGCTGTAGCCGAAGCTTCTGGCAGTGACGGTACAAAGCAACCTTTGTCCATGTCCGAAACCTCCCCGGCAATTCAGCCCGGTATCTTCGTTCCGGCTGGTAACTGGAGTCTCCCATAATGCGCTTCGCCGTTCCTTCCTCGGCACAACCCACAGGCAAAGGCGGGAGTCTCCCAGCTCCTGTCGGTGGGTGGAATGCCCGTGATCCAGTCGCAGACATGGCGCCTACTGACGCCATTTTTTTGGACAACTTTTTCCCCCGGACAAGTGATGTACAGTTGCGGGCCGGAAGCCTCGAGTTCGCTGCCATCCCGGAGGACACCGAACCAGGCTCGCCTCACAACGTTCGTTCCCTGCTCTCCTACAGTGCCCCGAACGGGACGAAAAAACTCTTCGCAGCAGCCGAGGACGGCCTGTACGATGTAACGGCTGGTGGAACTATCGCGGCCGTTTCCAGTGCAGCTACGAACAACAACTGGCAGTCGATCAACATTACAACCGCTGGCGGTTCGTTTCTCTGGTGTTGCAATGGTGTGGATAAGTCCCGATACTTCAACGGTGCGGCATGGACCGTACTTGATGGCGCCTCCACTCCAGCACTGACCGGAATCACTTCCACTGACATCACCAACGTCAGCCTGTTCAAGTCCCGCGTGTTCTTCTGCCAGCAAAACTCCCTGTCATTCTGGTATCTTCCGGTGAACAGTGTGGCAGGTCTTGCCGCGGAATTCCCGCTTGGGGCCTTGTTCCGTCGCGGTGGGTACTTGATGGCGGTAGACACTTGGACACTGGACGGTGGCAACGGCCCGGAGGACTATTTCGTTGCCGTCACTTCCGAAGGCGAAGTCGCCGTTTACATCGGCACTGATCCTTCGAGCGCTAGTGCCTGGGCCCTGAAAGGTGTGTATTATATCGGCAAGCCTCTAAGTCGTCGGTGCTTTGTTAAGCTCGGCGGGGACTTGTGCCTGCTAACCGTTCGCGGATTGTACCCGTTGTCCAAGGCCCTGCTGTCCGCCACTGTTGACCGTCGAAGCGCCATCAGCGATAAAATCTCCCGAGCCTGGGTCGATTACAGCGCACTGTTCGGGGGCTACTTCGGCTGGCAGCCGGTATTCTTCCCCGAGGCCACAATGTTGTTGGTAAACGTGCCTGTAGTCAGTGACCATACAACCGACAATGTCTACAGTTACCAATTTGTCATGAACAGCCAAACTGGTGCGTGGTGCCGCTTCGTCGGCATGCCTTCGGAAGTCTGGTGCGTTCACGACGGGAAGCTTTTCTTCGCACTCCACAACAAGGTGTTCCAGGCCTGGACAGGCCAATCTGATGCCAGCGGCTTCCCAATCGACGGTCGAGTGAAGACCGCCTTCATGTACCCCGCTGGCCGCGGCAGCAGCTCCCGCATCACACTTGTCCGCCCGATTCTGACAGCTTCTGCCGGAAACATCAAAGTACAACTTGGGCTGGACACGGATTTTGACACCGCGACTTTATCCGGTTCTGCAATCTCCTACACCAACAATATTGCCACCTGGGATCAATCCAAGTGGAATGAAGCTTCGTGGACTGGTGCAGAAACAATCGCCAAATGGCGCTTCGTCGCTCACCGCCCCGGTCGTGCCGTGTCTGTGCGCTTGCGTATTCTCGGGAAGGGTATTAACATGTCTTGGAATGCGACGGACTACATCCTGCAACGGGGTGGGTTACTTTAAAGTTACGTTTCGCTTTTCGGTGGTACGACCTGAAAAGTTACTTTTTGAAAGGTCATAATGTTTGCTCCGAAAAACAGCAACGGAAAACTGGAATGGTTTAAGGGTAATGTAGACGCCTTAATGGTGTACCGTTACCTTGTAGACCTTGCCCATATTTGGGACGATCTTGTCGATCAAGACAAGGATGTGACAGCTGAAGATATTACTTACGCTTTCGCTATCCCACTGGCTATTCTCCCACAAAACGCTTTTTGGCAGTTTATTGAACCCGAAATTCGTAATTTTTGGCCGGCTGTTGTAGCATCCTATATGACAGCAAATGCTTACGAAAAAGCAAAAGATGAACACGGATTGGAAATCTCTCACGGCCTGCGTTATGCGGTGGGGCAAGTTTTCACTTACATTTTCGTGAAGCTTCATGGAGCAGTGAATGCTCAACCTGTGCTGCAGGAAGCTTGGTTGTCGATGATGCCTGAACGATTTGAAGTTTACAAAAAGGAGCGCACAAATGCTGTTTAAGTCTATTCTGCAGATGTTATTGCCGATTGGGTTGCTGAAGCTGTCCCTCGATACTGGAAGTAATGCCCCTGATCCAGCCGCAACAGCCGCAGCTCAAGGCACAGCCAACGTTGAGGCAGCTCGTGTCACGGCGGCTCTCAACCGCCCGGATCAGATTACGCCGTTTGGTAATTTGACGTGGCAGAATCTTGGCAAGACTTTCAACCAGTCTGCTTATGACACTGCCTACAACAACTACCAACAGCAGCTCGCTGCATGGCAAACGGCACAAGGTAATTCTGAAGGCGGTGGATATGGTGGTGTTCAGCCTGTGGCTCCTGATCAGAAGAACTTCTATTCTGACGAGGACAAGTGGCAATCCACCATCACACTTGACCCGCGTGTACAGGCTCTTATCGACGCACAGTTGGGCGGGTCCCAAGGTCTTGCTGACGCCAGCCAAGGCGCTCTCCAGCGTGTTCAGGATACCTTTGCGCAGGGGCTTGATACCACCGGCATCACACAGCGGATTGGGGTTGGCGATGCCTTGACAAGGGCACAGAACAGTATCTGGGACCCGAGGGCAGCGATTAACCGTGCAGACAGTATGGCAGGTGACGCCCGTACCATCGCTTCCAGAGCCGGGCAAAACTTTGGCAACCAGCTCGCAAATCCCCTCAACTACGAGGGGGCTCCTGCCATGCCGACCAGTGACGATGATGTTCGTTCGCGCATCGAGCAGGCATTGTACCAACGGCAGACTTCCCGCCTCGACCCCCGCTACCAGCAAACGCAGAGCGATCTCGACTCTCGCCTGGCAGCACAGGGCATTACCCAAGGCAGCGAAGCCTACAACCGCGAGCAAGACAACCTCGCGCGGGATCGTACTGATGCTTACCAGCAGGCTATGCTTGCTGCAATCACCGGCGGGGAACAGGCATTGCAACAAGAATTCCAGCGCGACTTGTCCGCGCGTCAGCAGGGGGTCAACGAAGCCAACAACATTCGACAGTCCGGCCTTGCAGAGTACGGGACTGCGGCCCAAACCGCCCTCGGTGCCCAAACTGGGCTTGGTCAGATGGGGCAGCTCGGCCTGCAGACTGCGACGACGACTCCGGGGGTCGCCAACCAGTACTACAACTTGTATGGCGATGCAAGGGGGGCGGAGCTTGGTGAACAGACTCAAATCCGCAACCAGATCCTGAACGAACTCAATGCACTTCGCACAGGTTCACAAGTCCAGATGCCGCAATTCGGGTCGGGGCAGTCTGGTGCACAGGTTACACCGGCTCCGGTTGCACAGTCCGTCTGGAATGCTTACAATGCTGATGCATCCAGCCAGAATGCAATGATGGGTGGTTTGACCACCCTCGGCGCTGCCGCGATGATGGCGCCGGCTGGCACATTCTCCTGGCTGTCGGCGATCTAACATGGACATGACCAAAGTTGAGGAAGTTCTCGTCAGCCCGTTCGGGGAGAGTACCGCCACGGTCTGGCGCGGTAGTGGGTTTCTTGTTGGGCTGTTTGCGTTTCAAGGGATTTATCGCCTGTCCGTTGAAAGAACTGAAGGGGATAAGTATCGGCTTATGTCCTGGGAAGAGCTGCAGGAAATCAAGCGGGCTTGCGGTTTCGGTGACATTGAAGCTGTGGAAGTCTACCCCCGCGACAGCGATATTATGAACACCGGCAACATCCGGCACTTGTATCTTATGGATCACCTGATTCCTTTTGCAATGCGGGTTAAACCCCCGGTATTACAGAAGAGTAATCCCTCGGTAAATGGAGAGCAAAATGGCTAAAGTCCAAACTGGAAGCGGCAACGCTTTCTATGACTACGACGTTGAGGCTGAAGACCTCCGCCGCAAGCAAGCAATCCTCGACGCCATGCAGGGGCAGTCGATGCAGGCTCCTGAAGTCCAACACGTCGGTGGAATGGCTGGGCGGGTTTCTCCGCTGCAGGTCATGGGCAAGCTTTTGCAGGCATACAGCGCCTCGAAGGGGCAAGAAGCATTGAAGGCCGAGCGTCAGCAGATGTCGGAAAGAGCTCAAAACGATTTGCGAACCGGTCTGGGGCAGTACTACAAAACCAGCCAGGGGTATGAAGCTCCTTCGTTGGTTCAGCAACCGAATCCTGATGGTACACCGAAGACTGTCAAAGTTGCCGGAGATTCTCGCAAGGCAATTTTCGATGCCATGTCTTCCAACCACCCGCTGCTGCGTCAGATGGCAATGAGCCAGCTTCAGAACATGAAGCCGAGTGAGCTCAAGGAAGTCGGCGGTGTGGTCTACGATCCTGCGACTCGCCAGATTGTCAAGCTCGATGGGCCGCAGCCAACACAGAAAATCGTGAACGGTGATCTGTACGAACTCAACCCTTCGACAGGGCAGTGGCGGAA